GTTAGCCCGCTCTTTGCGGGACGCTAGAGACGCAGCGTCGTCACGCGGGACAAAGCCCCACATGCTCAGTAGAGGTCCCAGCATGTTCTGCGGCTCCATTGTGCGGTTAGCGAGAACGTCGGAGGGGTCGGGCTTGCGTCCGATGTCGTCGGCGCCGAGCGCTTTGCCGTCTCCCACTGGAGGTGGGTATCCGGGCGGCGGGCGGCGGTCGAACAGAGCGTGACGAGCATAGGCCAAGCGGCCATCGCCACGGCGGTCTTCGACGTTGAGTGAGGGTTCGATGAGGTCCCACCAACGATTACCGAAGGTGGGACGCTCAGACATGTCAGCCATTGGGGCTCACGATAGTGTTTGTATCTGCGGCCGGTGCCTTCTCTGCGAGATCGATCTCGCGTTGAGACACGTCCACACGGTTCGTCGTCTCCAGGTCGAGACGGTCGCTCTCGCGGCCCTTGAACATGATGTCCATCCGCTCTGTGAAGTCCTTGAGCTGTGCAGCCATGGTCTTCATCATGCTGTCCATCTGCTTGTGGGACGCCTGCGCTTGCGCAGTGATCATCGCGGCCTGTGCCATCTGACCCTTGATGTCCAGCTCCTTCGTCTTGAAGGGGTCTGGAGGCGGGGGCGGCGTGTTGGCCGGTTCGAGATACTTCGACGGGCTGTCGAAGCCACCGAGCTTCAGCGCATCCGTGATCATCGCGTGCTTCTTCGGAGGAGAGAAGTAGTGCGCGATAGACGGGTCCTGTGCGAGCTGCTGATACGTCGCGGCGTACTTCGCTGCGGCGCGGTCCTTCTCGCCTGGGCCGAGGTGCACCGAGACTTTGCAGTCCGTGCGCTCAATCCAGTTCTGGACGTTGACGGGCACCCAATTGCCAGCCACCTCGATGATCTTCTCCTGCTTCTGGTTCTCCAGAATGAGGCGATAGACTTCGAGATAGATTTCCATCAGGTACTTGGCGAAGTTGCGCGCAATGACCTTCGAGCGCTGCTGAGAGAGGGTAACCAGGCCCTCGACGAGACCTTGCGAGTTCTGCGTCGAGATCGCGTCCTTGTTCATCCCTTGAGACAGCGCGCTGATGCCCGTGCTCTCTTCCTTGTTCGACTTGAGCATCTCAAGCGTCTGGAAGACGAACGGGTTCAGGTTGGAATACTCCAACGCCTTGATGGCGTCGGGGCGGTTCATGTTGACGACGCCGCCGAGGCGGTTCTCCAACATCTCCTTCGGGTTCGTAAGGCCACCCTTTACAACACCCCACCTTGGATTGACGGTGATCTGGGTGTGGTCGAGGATGCCGCGCGTGAGCACGGTGCGAGCGTTCTGCGTCGGGATAACGCGAGCGGCGAAGTTGTTGCCGAAGAAAGTGTGGGGGATCGGAAGGGGAATGAACGGGAAGAAGGGGACGCGGTCCACCTCTTCACATGCAAACATGATCTGCCCTGCGTAGCACACCTTGTACCGGCAGGCTCCGTGGCCGTCGCGGATGTCGAGCAACACGTAAGCTTCGTGGAAGTCGATCTTGTCCAGCTCTGGCTGGATGACGCTCTCCTTGGTCGGGGCGTCACCCTCGTGGGCGTTTCTCTCTAGCGCGTCCCGGCTGTCGAGGATGTCCTGCGCGTCGTACTGAAGACCCTCGATTTCTCGAGCGAACTGCGGGTACATATCCTTCAGCTCGTCCTTGGTCTTCGGCGTAACGTGCTCGACCATGTCGGCCTTGGGGATCGAGCGAGCCCGCTTGGAAATGCGGAACTCCTCAGGGGCCACAGGGTCGATGTTGACCTTGGAGCGGTCGAACTTCTTGCGGAGCGTGCCCTTGTAGATGCCGCTGCCTTCAGCGGTCTCCTGGGCGTCCATCTCGTCGACTTGCTCGTCGGCGTTAAGGCCCATCACCTCGTTTTCGTCGAGGGCGTCGAAGGTGTGGTCCTCGTACTTGTGGTCGATGTCCCAGTAGACCTTGGTGACGCCCACGCGAGCCGTGAGGCCATCGTGAGCAGCATCGTGCATGAACGTCTCGGCATCGTTCTCACGCCAGATGGCGTAGGAGGTCGCGAGGGTCGCGATGCGCGCCATCTCGACGTCGTCCTCGTTCTGAGGCTCGAACTTGATGATGTCCTCGCCGTTCGCCGTGAACGTTTCGAGGAGCTGCGCTTTCATCGCCTCGACGCTGTCGTAGACGTCGCTGGAGATGTATGCCGAAGAGCCCCTGTGTTGTCGCTTGGGGTATGTCGAGTTGTAGTAGCGGTTGACCTTGAGCCTCTCGTCGGAGAGCCTGCTGTCGTTCCAGCCAACGCACTGCTGCGCCTGGGCTTGCACGCGAGAGAGTATCTCTTCGCTGCCCATCTTCTTCCGGCCCTTAGGCTGCTTGACCTTAGGGCCGGTCGCTGTGTAGGTCGCCATTAATTAGGTTCTCAAATAGCTTCGACGTAATACTCGTCGGTCACATTGACTGGAGTGAATTTGCCTTCGTGGATGTGGTTCGCAATTGCGAGGGACATCACGCAGTCGTCGTAGCTACCTTCTTCGGCCTGCATTTTGCCGTTGTCGGTAACGATGAACGAAAGCATCTCTTGCAGCGTCACCTTGTCGTTGATCTCGATCTCGTCGAGGCGCACTTCGCCTCGGAGCTTGTCGATGATCAGCGGCTTGGAGGCCACGCTGGTGTAGAAGCCGATGTCGAGTGTCTCGCGGTCGGCCTGCTGACCCTCAACGATGTCTTGGAAGACGTTGGGGTAGTTCAGGTCCTTCCACACACGCACGCAAACGAGCAATCCGTGATTGTTGCGCTCTGGGGCGAGCATCGCGATGTTGTAGTGATACCCGAGCGCGCACAGAACCTGCGCGTAATAGTCAGGTGTTACCTGTCCACGCCAGACCGCGACTTGACGCTTCTGACCATCGAGTACCTGAGCAACGGAATAGTCGCTCTTTTCGGGATCGCGAATACCAACGCCAACGTCAGCGCCAATATAGTAAGTTTCATTGGGGTCTCTCTCTCGGAAGACTTTCAGCTCGCCCCTGGGGTTATCCCGCAGGCGCCAGTCGACCTTGCCTTCCTCGGTGACGACTTGCTCAACGGCCATGAGCCTGATGGGCTCCGGCGCCTTGTCGAGCATGTGATGGATGCGTTCCAGCATGAATACGGGGCGGCCTGAGGTGATGAATGCCTCCTCGGGCGTGTTGGGGTATTCCTGGTGAAACAGATCGAGCCCGTTCTTCGCGACCTCGCGGCGGCGCCAGTAAAGCTGTGCGTCGTCGAGGCCGAACTTCGCGACGAGGTCGTTCTCGTCAGGGGTCCGGCGGAAGTCTGAAGGGGGCGTTTCTCGGTACTCGTCGCTCTCGAACCATGCACTGAAGAACGGCACGAAGCCGTTGGTGCCAGACACGGCGCCCTTCCACAGGTCATAGAACTGACCAGACATGCCGCACGCGGTGCTCTCTACGAAGCACGCGGAGCCGGGAGTGTTCGGGAGGGCCTTGATCAGGCCGTTGAAGTTCTCGCGTGCGAACGACGCCTGCCAGAACGCGACCTCGGAGAGGTGCATGAGCTGCAGCGTCTCGCCACGGCCGATGTCCTTGCCGCGAGCTGTAGCGACTTGAATGCCGCTGTCTCGGCCCTTGAACACCAGCTCCTTCTTTGAGCTGTACTTGGTCTCAGGCTTGAGCACCTCAGGCATGTTCTCATGCCCGCGCTGGTACATGTCGAACAGCGTCTGCGTGCTCTTGTCGATGTGGGCGATAACGACGCCCTTCTGACCCTTGTTCTGCGAGGCGCGGAAGTACAGGTAAGCGGCGACAACGGTGGACAACCCCTGCTGTCGCCCCTTGAGGATGACGCTGCGGATGTAGCCAACCGTCTCAAGCTGTGGAATTAGATGCTCAAGAAGAAATCGCCGCTGGACCCTGTTGAGGACGAGGGAGACAATGTCACCGGCCTTCGTCCTGATCGTCCAACTCTTAGCGGCCCAGAACTCAAAGTCGTTAAGTAGCCTCTTTCTCGCCGCCCGCATCTTCTGCTGGGCTGTCTGTGTCGTCTTCGTCGCCATCGTCTTCCACTGCTAACAGCCACGCTTCGGCGGCATTTACCGCGTGCGCGTGTTTGGCGACGGGCTTGGATTTGGTGAATTCGAGAATGGTCTTCGCGGCGGCGAGCTTGGTCTTCTTGTCGCCATCAGCCTTCATGATGGTGACGACCTCAGTCATCGCCTCTTCGGCGCGCTGCCGATCTACGGGATCGACTTCGTCGAACATGCCTTTGTCGGCCATCTTTTTTACAATCCGTTCTGCTTCTGCGCGGGCCTTGGCGTTCATCACCTCAGCCTGCTCTTTGCGCATGCCATCGGGCACGCCCGCACGGGTGATGCCAGCGGCCTTGCGCTTCTCTGTCATTTCCTTGATGTGTTGGAGCATGCGCTCGCGCTGGATAGGATCGTCCCAGCGCTTGTGCATGGCGCGAACGCGACGCCAGTTGAAACCCTTGGCGTTGCGTTCGCTATTCTTTCGTTCAGCCATTTTTATGCGAGTTTATCCGTGCGTCCTGTCGAGCGTTGAGCGCCTGCCAGTTGACGATGTCCTTCAAGAGATCGCCACGGCCCTTACCCTTCTTTAGCTCGAAGCCCAGGAGGTGTTCAGCCAGAGCACGCATCTGCACCTGAGTTACGCTTCGGTCGCCTTTGAGCTTCTCAACGACCTTGTCGAAGGCGGAGTTGTCGCGCTGCGTCTTGGTCAGTTGGTCGGCGTAGTCAGGACGCAAGTTGGCGTTGGGGATGATGTTCTCCTTACCAACCTTGTTCTCGAAGCGGGCCTGCAGTGTGTCGTTCAGCGTAGCCTCACGTTGCGCCTTCGTCGGGCCGCCTTCCTTCTTCCAGATGTTCTGGACGGCGTCCTCGTTGAGAGACTTATAGATCGCCTCTCGTGCGTCAGGATGCTGCTCCACGAGCTTGTCGCGGATAGCACGGCCCTCAGTGCGCGTACCGGCTGCGATGAGCTGCGAGCCGATGTCGACACCTGTAGCCTCCTTGACTGCGTCGGCCGCTTGATGCTTAGCGAGCACAATGCGCTCAATGCCTTTGCGGATCGGTTCGTGGGGCGTGAAGCCCTTCTTCTCGATCCACTCGGAATTGATGATGTTGCGCACGGTCTCGTCGGCCTTGCCGGGGACGTAGTGGTCCGACGTGCTAGGCGCGGCTAGTGCCGCTTGAGGCTCTTCGGCTTTCGCCGCGAGTGCACTGGACATCACCTCGGTGCCTGAGGATTTCCCAGGGAGCGCGATCTTGCCCTTGCCATCGACGTTGAGTACGCCCTCGTCACGCATCCTGTTCAGGGTGCTCTTGAGGTCCGCAATGTCGACGTCTTCACGGGTTGCTGCACGCACTGACGCGAAGTCGGTGGCGCCGTTCTTCACGGCGTTGAGGACTGCGTCGTGGTTCATCTCTTCGGTCATCGAGAGCGGCTTAGCGCGCTCGACCTTCGGAGCTGGTGCGTCCTGCGTGATAGGCTTGCGGGCCTTCTCGGCCTGGACTTCAGCGTTGTGCTGAGCCGCGAGCTTCTGCGCGAGCGCGCTTACGGCGATCGGCTTCTTGCGCTTTGCGTTCGCGGACGAGAACCCGAGCACCTCGACTGGCTTGCCGTTAGCGTCGGGGACAGTCGCGAAGGGCTCGTCCTCAGCCGACTTACGCGGCGCCTTGCCCATAGTGTCCCGCGAGGGGACGCGAAGCATATCGACGTGGTCGGTGCCCAGCTTAATCCTGCTGTGCGTGCGACGGTTGTTGTCGAGATACTCAGGGAGGTCGACGCGCGCCAACTCCAGCTCACGACGATTGAACGCCTCGACGAGTTTCTGTTTGAACTCGCCGCGCGACATCGCGGGGCCGGGTTGCCGTGCAAAGGCATCGTAGAGGTCAGAGATCGCGACCTTGTCAGGCCAATCCTTCCCTTGTCCCTGCATCGGCGTCTTGACGTTCTTAGCAACGTCGAGCACGCGCTGGGCGAAGTCGTCCTTAGCGGACTGCGGAACGGGAGCTGCGGGCTCACCCTTCGACCTCTTGAGGAAGTCAGGGATGTCCGGCATCTCCATAGGGCCACGAGAGACTGGCGCCGGCGTGTAGTCCGCGCTCGCACCCTTCGCACGCAGAGCTTCTGTCTGCGCCTTCAGGTTTGCGATGCGGGCTCTCGTGCCTGCGTCTAGGTCGTCACGCTTCACTGGATTGCGAGCGGCAATCTCTGCACGGATTTTATCCGCAGCAGCGACGACGTCGTCACCAGGACGCGCCTGCGGAGCTGGGGCAGGAGCTGGGGCAGGTTCAGTCGCACGTCGAACAGTCTCAAGACCGAGGCCACGGGCCATCGGGTTCTCCGTAGGCTGCGCCGGGAGCTGCATGCGCGCGAGAGCGGGCAGCAGTGCGCGGAGCGGAGCGGGGAGAGCCTTGAGTGCCTCAGGGCCGGGCTGCTGGATCGACGTCGGCGCGGGGAGCGCGAGGCGTGGGTCCTGCGGCTGGTTGATTGGAGGCGTGGGTTGACGCATCGCAGACGCTGGGCCACTCGGGGGCGGCAGCATCGGCATCTCAGCAGGCGGGGGCTGCGGGATGGGACCGGACGTGCCGGGACCACTGTCGAAACCTTCCTGCGGGTTGAACGTGAGGAGCTTCTGTTGTGGCGTCTGCTGCGGGGCCTCTGGGGGAGGACTGTTAGTTTCCCAGGGACTTCTGTACTGGCGAAGCTTGGGGCCTGTCGGGTTGCCACTTGGCGGGATCGGAGCACGAGCACCAGGGGCCTCCTCGCCAGCGAAGCGCTCCACGAAGGAGCGGGCCGGGAGGCGCTTGCCTAGAGCCTTATCGAGTGCACGAGCGGCAAGGTATGCGCCGCCAGTAGCACCGAGATAGTGTGCTGACGGGAGTAGCATGCCTGCGTGGCCGAGGCCGATAGCGCCGATGCCTGCGGCACCGATGCCCTTGAGCGGGTCGCGGATAAACGAGAACGACTGCTCAACACGGCTACCCGCGCCACCTCGGAAGGTGCCGCTGGTTGTGTCGAAGTGACCGACGTCCTTGAGATGCGCGAGCGTGTTGAGCTTGCGCACCGACTGGCTGAGTGCGGCACCCGCTGGGTTACCCGCAGTCACGTTGTCGATGATGTTTAGATCACGCTCACTAAGCTTCTGGCCCTCTCGCACTCGTGCAAGAACGCCAGCGGCCTCTCCGTCAAGCTGCCCAAAGTTCTTAGCGGCTGCGTTAAGGTCCGTCTTATAGTTCGTCTCGGTTGCGCGAACAGCCTCGTAACTCTTGCGGCCGTTGCTGAGGTCTCCACCACTCTGTGTCTGGAGGTCGTTGGCCACGAGACGCGCGGTCTCGGGGTCCATGTTGCGGTAGCGGGTCGCTTCGCCTGCCTCGCGTACTGCGCGCGCACCAGAGAATACTGGTGAGAGCGCTGCGTTGCCGAGGCCAGCGTCGATTGCCTTCGCGGGGTCGACTTTGACGCCGCCTTCAGTACCGATGGTGTTGCCTACGTCAGCGATGGCACTCTGCGATGCGCCAGTGGCGCCTTCAATGCCTGCAGTGCCAACGGCGCGCTTCACAGCATCCGCAACGCCTGCTGCGCCTACGCGCGAGGCTGCTGCGCCGCTGCCGGGGAGCAAGCGACCAACGCCAACTGCGGCGGGGATGCTCTCGGCTGCAGCCGTGAGGCCGCCGATGGTCTTCTGCTGGGTCGTGGGATGTGCTGCGTCGCCGCCTTCGGAGGCTGCGCGATCTTCGGCGCGTTGCCCGGCCTGTGAGGCGAGGTACGTGCCAGCACCCATAAGGGCTTTGAGATACCAGGGGCCTGGAGTGAGCTTCGCGGCGGCGAGACCGGCTGCAGCGCCGGGCGCGCTCTCCGCCACTTTTCGCGGAAGCTCGTCGAGCTGCAGGCCCTTGTCTTTC